CGTAGCTACTACTGGTCAGAAGTTTGCGGATAGCACAGAGCAGGTTATCTCTGATGCTGCCTCCTATGGACCTGTTGGAACAACTATGGCCCTCCTTGAAGCCAGTAGTAAGTTCTTCACTGCCATACATAAACGTCTTCATAAATCACAAAGAGATGAATTTAGAATACTGGCAAAGATAGATTACGATTATCTTCCCAACGAATATCCTTATGATGTCCCATTTGAAGACCGTAGTATATTCAAGAATGATTTTGATGGAAGAGTAGATATTATACCAGTATCAGATCCTAACATACCCTCTAATGCCCATCGTATGATGCTGGCTAATATGGCTCTTCAGATGGCGCAACAGTCTCCTCCCGGCATGTTTAATATGGAAGCACTGAACAGAACAATACTTCATGCAGCCAACATGCCTAATCTGGAAGAAATACTCCCTCCCAAGATAGAACCTAAACCTATGGACCCTGTGTCGGATATTATGGCTGCTACAAAAGGAATACCAATAGCAGCCTTTCCGGGGCAGAACCATGATGCTCATATTCAGGTTAAGATGACATACCTACAAGATCCTGCCAATGGAGCCAATCCTATCATGCAGAGGATACGTCCTCTTCTGGAAGCTAATATACAGGAACATTCAGTTATGAAATATCAGGAACAGATGAATGGAGTAGCACAGGGTATTCTTGAACAGGCAGGACCAGAACAGGCACAAAATCCTGCTGTAGTTGAAATGGCTATGGCTAAAGCTGCTCAACAGGTAATGAATGCTAATCAGGCTATGGGTCAGGCACAGTCTCCAGAGCAGCAGTTAGTATCTCTGGAACAAGCTAAGGTAGAATTAGAGAAACAGAAACTACAATCTGATACGATGGTTCAAGCTGCTGAGATGGAACTGAAGAATAAAAAGCTGGAACTTGATGAGAATGAACAGATCATAGGAATGTTAAAGGATGGTGCCACAGATAATTTCAAGAAAGAGAAAGCAGAGCTTGATAGAAATTCCAAGAAAGAAATAAAAACTCTGGATGTTTTATCAAAGGTCGGTATAGAAGAAGCTAAAATAAATGCTGAAGATGAACGTGTTAAAAAAAGAATTATGAAAGATATACTAGAACAGAATAAGAAAGATAAGAAAGATCTGGACATGAAAGGTCTTGAAGCTTTAGTTAAATTAGCAATAGAACAATCAAAGAAGGAGAGTAAGAATGACAATAAAAATTCCACAGATGACGAAAGGTAAAGGTTATATTACCTATAAGAAAACCAAATCTGAGAAACCAATGACTTATGGAGATCCATTTAAAGCTGATTGTATTGGCCCATTAGAATCTAGGGCTGATCTTAATGAATGGGATTATGATATGTTTAAATTCCCATCTCCTATAAAAGGTAAAAAAACCTAACCAATGGAAATTTGGGATGAAGTAATTCAGGAAGTTAACGAAGAAATTCAGAAACTCAGGATTACATTGAGTGGTGGGGCTGCTGAAGATTATGCTCACTACAGACAACTTGTAGGATCGATACAAGGTCTGGAATGGGCCAGAGGCAATCTCACTGAAATTATTAAAAAGCGAACTTACGCAGAAGACGAGGAGTAAAATGCAACAAGTACAAATGGGTAAAGCTATTAAAAATGATTTATGGATTAGCGATCCAATTGAAACAGAAGATCCAGAAGTGTTACCAGAACTACCGGGATTTCATATTCTGGTACGTCCGGTATCTGTAAAGAGCCAGACAAAGGGCGGTATTCTTCTGCCAGATTCAACTAAAGAAGACATGTCTTATCTTACAACAGTAGGTAAGGTATTGGCTCTGGGCGATCTGGCTTATATGGATAAGGATAAATTTCCTGCTGGTGCATGGTGCAATGTAGGAGATCATGTATGTTATGGTAAACATGCAGGAACTAAACTCTTTTACAAGGGAGTTAGAATGATTTTACTGTTTGATGATCAGATTACCATGAGAGTAGAAGACCCTAAAGATCTTGATCCTACCTTTAATTTAGGAAAAGGATAAGAAGGACTTGCCAAAAGATTAAATTTATGGTATAATAGAAGTATGGTAAAAATTTTTTATATACGTTAAATCGTTGATTTCGTAAACAGCGGAGGCAGGAATGGAAAAAAAGGAAGAGTGGAACGAAATAGAAGTTCCGAATGAAGAGCAGAAAGAAGTAGAATATGAAATAGAAGAAGAAGAAGAAGCGCAATCAGAACCTGAAACAGAACCTGAAGAAAAGAAAGAAGAAGAAACTCCAGAACTGGAAGGGATCGAAACAAAGGGTGCTGAAAAAAGAATAAGACAACTCGTCAGGCAAAGAAAAGAACGTGATGAACAGATCACTGCTCTCATCCAAAAAAATGAGGAACTATCAGGTAGCCTCAGAACGAAAGATAAAGAAGTAACT